TGGGCCATAGCGGGAAGTGCTCTGCACTCTAATGTGTAAGCTTCGGAAAGCCTTGCGTTTTGTAGTGCTGCTGTAAGTGGATAATCCAGCTGCAGCAGCACCTCAACATCCTTAGCGGCATAGACCAACTGGTCTCGACTTAGGACTGGAACGCTCCAATCAGACCGCTGCTGTTCCTTGTCGAGTTCAATTTTGAGGACACGTTTGGCCACATGGGCTAATCCGTGTCTGAGGTTAGGCGTTCCATTGTGGTGGAGCTTACTGGCAAGCATGGTGCAACCAATTCGGCCCCGCACATAGATGCCATGTTCTTGAAGCCAGCCAAGGTCAAACACTGCGTTATGGGCTAACCAGTAACGGTCTCCATTGGTAAAGAACAGGCGGAGCTTTTCCCAGCCTCCTGCATCTAATTCAAAGCAGTCAATGATGACAATGGTTTTACTAACTTCGCAACCCAGCTGGATCAAGCGAAGTTTGCCGATTTCAGGCTGTAGCTGGAGCGTTTCCGTATCGAAGGCGATAGAAATCGATGTCGAGATCCGGTGTAGATGCTCGACACCAAAAAACAAGTTGTAGTCAGACATGGGTGGTCTTCAAAGAAGTGTGTATTCAGGAAGTGGGCCTGTCCATTCGGACTCGTGCTGGCCGTCAGGACTGTACCAGCCAGTGTCATCAATACGCCAGCCAGCTGTGCAACGCTTTAACGCCTTGTAATTTTCCCAGACAGGTTCCTCAGGAAAAGGATTTCCGTAGTCGTGTTCCCAGTCGTGTTCGCTGATGCCGGTGGGTGTGTACCAGCCACCTTCGTCAGCTTCCCAGCCTTCTGCGCTGCGCATTTTCCAGAGCTTGTCTTGATCAGCCATAGCGGCATCAATTTGAGAGGCGTTAACAGCGTAGTTATCGAACCAAGCAGCAGCCCGAAGATTGTAGGCTGCGGCCTCATTCTGTAAGTAGCTTGGAACGTTCTTGAGTTTTACGCTTGCAAAGGTGCTGGTGTCAAATGGGTGTGTAGACATGATTAAAGAGGAAAGGTTTCGTAAGAGGTTTGCAAGAGGTTTTTGATTATTACCTCTAGTTCTGCAACCCTATCAGTGGAGTCAAGGTCGCAGATAATTGGGACTTCAGCTGTAAACCATTTGTAACCACAGCTGGGGCATTTACGGCCCCGCACAATGCTGCTTTCAAAACGGGGTTTAGTTTGAGTAACCCACCGATCACCTTTTTGCGGTGATCGGTTGCAGTCTGGGCAATTCATCTGAGAGGATCGTCATACGGATTAAGTTCAAATTCTGAAATCAAACGGCGTAAGTACCACTCCGCTTTACGGAGATCTTCAACGCCATTTTTTTGGCGATACCTCCAGGTGTATTTGATGCAATTGCCGCGCAGATACCCAATAAATTCATCGAATGTCATTGCGGCCTTGATTGCTTCAATACACTCCACGCCGTTACTGCTTTGGTAGTGCGCTGGAGCGTTAACAGGATCAGTCATCGTCAAAAGTGATTGGCGGAATAGCGCACCAGTCAGTAATCCAGGGAAGCATACGCTGCACCTGTTCGCGTGTTGGTGCGTTTGTATGGTCTAGTGGTTCGTCCCAGAGGATGACTGCTTCGCAATGCGCGGAGTCAAATTCTGGCGGATCTAAGTGAGTTGCAGGTAAGACCTGAACAGCATCATCGACAATGGCCTGGACATGCAGGAGATCGGATCCTCTGTTGTAGCTGTAGCTGATTAGTTGAGCGTGGGCCATGGTGGGGCTCCGAACTACTTGCTTACAGTAGCACACTACGTCAGAAGCGACGTAATGTTGGGAAAAATTTCATGTGCGTAGGTGCTCAAAACGCTGGCATCGATACCCATAGTCAGCGCAAAATCTACGTCCCGCTCCAAACGGCAGAAATCCTCAGGCGTGTCGTTGTACAAGTCTTCGCGCAGACTGACAGGCCGCATGTCCGTTCCATAGGCCGTGTAACGAACAATCGCTAAATAAGGTGTTGGCCCCTTTAGCTGGTAGTACGTGATGGTGGCCCAGTCTTCCATTGGACCGCAGTATCTAATACCAGTCTGGCTTGAAAGCCATTCAGTAAGCATAATGTGCTAGTGAGCAATTGTGTAATGGACCCGAATCGCGAATTTATCTACGAGCGGTATGCTCGTCAAATTTCCAGCTGCGAAGACACGAAAGAACTGCAAGAATTGGCCTGCAAGTTCCTTCGCCTTTACTTAACGCAACAAGAAGTGGTGGAAGGTCTAATCAAAAGGGGCTGGCTACCCGACGACCCTGTATTGCGTTGACAACCGTTTAGCGGTTTCAAAACGGGCAGTTTTGTTATTACTAACCTGCAAAGCGGTTTCCTTAAAACAGGCCCGCTTTGTTTCCGCGGAAATGCAGTTAAGCATTTTTAAAACCTTGAACTGTAAAAATTCGTCATCTTCGGTCGGGTCTTCGCAGCTATGCCGTGCAGCCTGCGTAGCGTTGCACAGACAGCTAACCGCCCAGTAGCAGAACGACGGTGACTCCAATAAATCCCGAAGCAGAATTTTTTCAGAGGCTATAAGCACGTTTTCAGGCACATCAAATTTAGGCATGGCTTTAAGTAGCAGTGATAGAGTAGTGGACCGTCAGAATCCTACACGAAGTCCTCGTCAAAGTCACCAGCCAAAAATTTATTTATCAATTTCTTCAAAAAGTACGTCCTTTTTACATCTATATCGTCCAACTTTGCATCCATACGCTCCACCAAATCCGCAGGCATGTTGCTCACGGTAAAGGTTTGTTTTTGCGCTGGTCCGGTCTTAAGTAACTTTAATTTTTTACTTTCCGGCTTAAAAATATTGAAAGAACTGATGAGCGTACCAAAAGCCTTGTTGTCATATTTTGTAGAGGGCTGCTGAGCAAGCACCCTAACAGTAGTGCCAGGCTCAATACTGGCGATGGTTTCTTGTTGCTGTTCAAGAGGCATATCGCTGTTGCAGTAACACCGCATACTGGTGGCCGCATTATTTAAACGATCATATATCTGTGTCGAAGGATTAATAATCGTGCCTTCTATAAACGGACGCTTATTGCTATCAGCAGCAGCAAAAGTTACACAAACTTCAACGGGCAGGCTGTCTGCATACCTACCCACCTTGAAATTGAGTTCGGTTTCTTGGGACAGCATGTGAAGGCTAATAATGCCTTCACATACTACACAGACAAACCTAGGTCAGTCGGACCACTTGTCCCAGGCCGCGTTCATCAAAGCATCCGATTCTTCCTTGGTACGATCCATTTCCCTCGCGCGGGGATATTGCCCTGAGTGTCCAGTATGGGCAGAACCCGCACCAGCACTGGGCTCTGAGGCTGGACAGCCCCCTATATCAGCTGCAATGTGTCCAGGCTCGGTATCCGCACCTAAATCTAGGCTGGACACTTCCTCTGTTTTTGAGGTGCTGTCCACCCTGAGATCCGTTCCAGTGGAAGGGTTCTTCTTGGGTGGACACGTATTTGCACCCTCTCCACACGCGAGGACAGCCTGGTACGTCTTTTTTCCGTACCTACCAACCCCTGGAATCTCAGAAATAAGGCCACGCTTTACCAACCGTTGGAGCGACTTCTGGATAGCCGCCGTTTTTCCGCCCACTACTGGATCGGAATTGAGGTCTGTATTGGAAAAGGCGCGGGGATGACCAATACGAAGCCTCTGGAGCACCTTGTCAGTGACGCTGGAAGGCGATGTATTGCTGTCATCGACCTCTGGGGTGAAATCAGCCACAGAGAAGCTCAGGTCTTTCTCCTGGCGCATGATGAGCGCCGTACCGGAGCGACCGAACCGCGATTTTTCAATGGTGATGATTCGGCTGTCCGCTAAAGCGGGACTTTTTTCCACTTCGTCCTTGCTGGGCTTACGAAGTGAAAGTGTGGTATCCACAGCATCCCGAATGGCAGAGGTGCCACGGAAACCGCCCTGCTTATTGGCGTGGTGAATGATCAGGATGGTTGTTGCAGGGAACAGCACCCCGTTATTCCTAGTCAGCCAATACAAGGGAGTTGCAAAGTCACTCTTGTTTTCATCAAATGCCCTACCACCAGAGCAACCGATCAGCGAGTCAATAACAACAAGCTTGGGCTGGACCTTTTCCATCAGCTTGATGAACTGGGCATAACGCTGGAGCGACCAGTCCGTGAGCAGCTTGGTGTTGGAGTCCAACGGGTAATCCACTTCTTCCAGCTGCTCTTTGAGCTGGAGGAGCGGCTGGTCACCATTCAGAAGCAGCACAGAGCCTTGCTGAACTGGAACGTGTCTGCCACGGACCACAAAGGGTGCTCCAGTAGCGATGTGCTTTGCCAGCGTCCAGGCAAACATGGATTTGCCATCACCACCAGCGCCATAAATCAGGGCAACGGAAGGGTGCGGAAGCACATCAGGGATCAGGTATTCACGCTGACCCTCTAGATCCTGGAGCGCAGCCACATCCATAAGCCCCTTAGCGCCTTCAAACTGAATCTGGTCAACAATCAGCTTTTCAAGTGCAAACTGGTCCCGATAACCAGCATCAAGGGCCAAGCTATTCAGCTTGAAATTCATTTCAGCGGGGTTATCCAGCTCCAGATAGGACCGAGCCTTTTCAATTACTTCCTCAAAGGACAGCGAAACCCGCTGATAGAGAACAGGCTTGGCTTCAACTTCATCAACAACTGCGCCGCAGCCATCACGAGTGAAGCGTGCCCGTTCTGGGTCGTAATGATCGGCTAGCCGGATAAGGCTTCCAAAGCCCAGACCACCTTGGGACTTAAAACCATTTTCCCAGCGGCTTTGGCAGGGGTCTTTGCCATTGGCCCAGTCATCTTCGTATTCAGAATCTTGGAGCGACCATTCACGCCACAGGTTGAGACCTTCTTCACCACGCAGGTCGGACTGGAGCATTGCACCGATCTGCCACCAAAGCTGTTCAGAGCCCCGGCCTTGTGGCTGAATAACGGACAAACAGGACTGAGCAATGGCGATCCGTTCTTCGGTGGAACGCATTGACCAGCGGCCATCACGGACCGATTTAGTGACCTTTTTGTCGTTCTTGGCCTTGAACGACTGCTTCATAAGCTCTACAAGCCACCCAGGAGCCTCTGGAACGGCGTTTAGGTCACCTTCAAGCGTATATGTACCACCAGCGGGGTAGGCACCGTTTAGAAGCCCTTGACGGCCCCACAGAACTTCCCAGCCTTCACCGCTAGCAGCAAGGCTGATGTCCGAGACCTCAGTCCAAAGTTCCTGCGGAACAGTGAACAGAAACTTTGCAGCCGCTTTCTTGGGCGACGTGATGCGTGGAGCTTTGGCTAAATCTTTGCCCCACTTGGCCTCAACAGCGCCAAGGTTGGCATCAACGTCAAGGATGACCAGCCCTTCAGAGCGTGGTCCGGTGAAGACACCAACAGCCTGGAACTTTTCAGGTTCACGTTCAATGGCCATCGCTGTGGCTTCGGGCGACATCTTGTCGTGATGCGCCCTACCAAGCGGATTTTTGCCACAGGCTTCACCGCCTTTCGGCATTGGAACGCCTTTTTTGTAAATGGGCGCTGTTGCCCAGTGGTTCGGCAAAGACCGAACAAACGACAGCAGATTCATTTGCTAAACTCCTACAGGGAACTATGGGTATGCGCCCTAGAGTCTTACCGACTCTGGGGCGCTTTTCATTGTAGCGGTGCTGTCCACCCTCATCAGTGTGCTATATTTGCCAAGCACAGGGCATTTCTAGCCCACAGCTAAAGCCATTCAATGGGTTTCCTAAAGAACAAAGAGGCCGTTTCAGGCGGCGCAGGCGGCGGTTATTTGAACCCCAGCAAGATCCAGGCAGGCAGCCAAGTGCGTTTTGCACTGCTTGCCGAAGAGCCACTTGAATTTTATGAGTGCTGGGGCGAAGCTACAGACGGCAGCGTCAGGCCATTCCGTTTTCTTGACGATCCATCACCCGCTGATGTTGAACAGGAGATGGGGCCAGGCTATTCACGCCGCATGAACCGTGAAGGCACTGGACCGGAAGCAGTCAAGTTTGCGATTGCTGTGCCCTGTTACAGCCACGAATCAAGAACCATTCAGGTTCTGAGCATCACCCAGAAGTCGATCATCAAGGAATTTGACAGCCTTTCCCAAATGGAAGACTACGAAAACTTGATGGAATGGGACTTTGTTTTGAGCAAGGAAGGCTCAGGACTGAACACGGAGTACACGTTGCGGCCTGTACCCCGGAAGAGCAGCCAAGCGGTACTGGATAAGGCATGGCAAGCAGCACTAGATGCTGGCTTTGACATCACCAGGCTAATTGCTGGTGGTAATCCATTCAAGGAAGCTGCCTAGCACCTAACAAGTCCCCGTGTTCCTATGGCACGGGGCTTTTTATTGGCTATAGTAAATATGGGAAAGAGTATTTTAATGTCTCCACAGGAACAAGTACAAGCGCAGCGAGAACGGCAGAATAGGCTGGAACGTATGTACATGGACGATGGCCGAGACGACCCAAAACACCCATTCCACAGCTTGTATACCGGACTCGGTGAAGGTGCCGGAAACACAAATTGACACCGAACCCGACTCGATGGTGCGTATCACGGTCGGCGATAAAGTGGGTTGGGTTAGTTCATATCACTTGATAGTCCCGAAGGAAAATCAGCTTATAAACGCATGGCTAGCCAAACACAGGAAAAGCTGAATAACCTAGGTAGAAATACCCTGGTACGTGATGATTCTGGCCCTTTCCGCGTGTATCGGGATGACGCTGGCAGCGTTTTTCACAGTGTTACGCACATTCTCAAAGAAACGGCACCCGAATGGCAACAACAAGCCCTGGAACGGTGGCTCACTAGACCGACTGCTAGTGAAGACCGAGACATGGCTGCAAAGCGTGGAACGCTTGCCCACGATCACGCGGAACGTCTACTCCGAGTCACCAGAAAACTTGCCATTCAAACCGCCAAAAAACGAAAAAGCCTAAAAGACAACAAGGAGGGCCTGGAACGTTGTCCGCCTGCCATCACCAGCTGGGCCCTCGATAAGGCCATTCAAAGCGCACCTAGGGTTGCCTGGAGCGCATCAGGCTATGCCCGCGGCCTACGTGGCTGGATCGAGGAAAACCTCGCCGCCATTCATGCGATTGAGTTCAGTGTCCGGCATCCGCTTGGATTTGCTGGAACGGCAGACGCCCTGCTGGAGGTAAAAGACCGTAAAGGCCTATATGTGGTGGACTGGAAAACTAGCGTCCGCGAAAGAAACGAGGATATGTTACAAAACTACATAGACCAATGCGGTGCATACTCGCTGGGACTGCGTGAAATGACCGGCATCCAAGCAGCAGGCGCCCTTATAGTGGTGGCACGTCGTACCGGAGCCCCGCAAGTCCGCGAGCTATCCGCATTAGAGCTAATCGGCGCTGAAACGCGATTCAAAGACCGGGTGGAACGTTATTTCTCGGGCCTGGCGGCCCTCGAAAAATGACCGGCTAGGTTCCGCTGTAACACGAAGTTAAAAATTCGCCTTTACCTAGATCGCCGCACACAAGCGGCCACGGCCTAATTTGCCATTCAAGCAGCTGGAACGTGTCACCACATGCCGCCAGCGCACAGCGGGTCGCGTGATGCACCGACGTGGATATTACGAAATACTTTGCAGTGGAACGTCCATCGCCCATGGTGAGCAGCACCAAACGCGGACACGCGAAAAAATGACCGGCTGACATACAAAAATGACCGGCTGGCTTTCGCATATAAGGGTAACCAAGCACACACACACACACACGCACGCACGCACGCCTAGGCACCCCCGTAACCACTGGAGCGTTTCACGCCAGGCCGCAGCGAGGCTCGCGGCTTTGCTTATTGCAAATGCTTCTCAACAGCAATAGGTAGCAAAAACGATAATGAGAATTATTCTCAATAACTAGCAAAAGTGATAATGATAATCATTCTCATTTAGTAGCACAAAAACGATAATGATAATCATTCTCAGTAAAAAATGAAAATGAGAACCATTATCAAAAAACCGTCAAAAAATAGGGCCCTTATTTTTGTTTTGGCACGATGATACAAACTAGGCCCCACGAATCACGAAAATCTTGCGAGTGTTGCGGCTGCTTTTAACGCAATTTCATAGTTCTCGCATTGTGTCGCTTTATTAAGAATTTGGATTGTTGCCTTAATTGCTAGGTCCCGTGGAGCGTTGCCGTCAGCGTCGAGATTGTTGGCTTCATTAATCCACCGATAGGCCGATGTTTTCGAGACACCCTGCCCTTCCAGGTAGCGAACAATCACTTGCCGTGGCTGGTTCGATTCTTGGAATGCGCGGATCTCTTGGATCGCTTCTATGCGTTGCATTGCTAAGTCGTTTGGGATTTGGGAATAATCAAGCCGGTTGGGTGGTCCGTGCTTGTCGTGGCCAGCGTATCACCAGTTGGGAAGTTTTGGGAAATTTTCACGGTTTTGGTTTTGGGGGTTGTGTTTCCTTCTAATGTGTGAGACGATTAGGGAGAACCACACCAAGGTCAATGACAACAACACAAACCCAGCAGATCACCAAGCCCACCACATTTGAAGGCTGGCTAGAAGCTTTGAGTGGGGCGCTCGGCGTTCGCCACAAAAGCGACGGAACAAGATTTACCTATCTATCTGATGCCGATTACTGGAACCCCATTCGGCAGGATCTTTTAGAGATCATCCATGCCGCCCACGATGACGAACTGCCCAATGAGTGGCGCTACTCCACATTTCGTCACATTGTCGAGTCACTGCTTGAGTATGGGCAGCCCGGTGAATCACCTTGGGACGTTGAGGCTTACCGTGAGGTTTCTTGGCAGATTGCAGAATCAGGCGCAGATTCTTACACATCACAAAATATTGCCTGGCTCGCTGAGAATGTTGGCCGCGTTGCCTTCAGAGATGAAGACATCACGACCGAGTTCCTACCTGCTGAGCAAGCTTGCCATATCGGATTTCTTGCGCTGCTACGTCAGCAAGAAGAGATCGAATGGATGGTTCAGACTGTGCTGAATGCCGTTGAGTCTCTGGTGGCTGAATAATGCAACTTAACAACATCCTTTCCATCCGCTTCACTGGCCAGCGTGTCAGTGCTGAACGTTCTGACGATTCTCCTACAGGCTGGTGCGTCACTGGCTGGGAGCAAGGGCTCCCAATCTGCCGCAAGCCGATAGGCGTTGATGACGTTGTGAAGCTGTGTGAGCGGTTTGACTACCAAGTCACGCGGCTGTGACGGTTTGAGAATTGATTGGGGCGCCACCACGTTGGCAGCTGCTGATCAGTTGCTACAGTAGAAATCGAAAGGAGAGCACCACCTAAGCCCTTTCGGTTCCGCTTCCAATGATCACCACTTCCACCGCTGCGATCATCGCGTTGATTCTTCTACCGCTGATCGTGATCGTATGGGCTACTGAGTCCAAGTCTCAACGCCAGACACGTCAGGCAACACGTCTCAGCCGTCACTACGGGCTCAGCCAGCGTCAGATTGCTCAGCGACTCGGCATCAGTCAATCCACTGTGTCGCGTCGCTTAGCGGCCGCTTAGTGAGATAAGCCTCAGCTTTTACAACTCTTTACATCAGAACTTCTTATCATGACCAACTCCATTTCTCAGAAACTTCTATATGTTGCTGTGTTCGCTCTCAGCGGGATCACAGCAGCTTTTGGCACTGTTGCTGTTGGTTCTGTACTAGCCGACAACCCGAAGGGCTCACAGGCTGCTAGCCAGGCTGTGGTGCTAGTCGCACTTGCTACCGCGTCGGTGGGTTGCCTTACCCTCGCAGCTGGTGCCGCGATCGACGACTGAGAACGATTCTCAAAAAGCGTCACGAAATGTTACAATCGACCCGTTCTCAATAAGGGGGGCGGGTTCGCAACAAGGGCGGCTTGGCGTAGGACATAGGGAACCTGCTGGTACGTGGTGAACATCTGTTACTGTAATACTAAGGGGGCATCCCCCAAAAGTCAACTATCCTGTAGTACAGGCCCCAAAAAAATACGCACCAAATACTTTCTTCTGTAATACATGGCCGTACG